TATGAATTAGCGTTGCAACATTTTGATATGAATATGCTAAGAGATAAATACTTAGATGTTATTCAGAATGTAATCAGTTGAAAAACTTCTTTTAAGATCTTTTAGATTAACAAATGTACCCTTATCATCTTTAATGAACTGAATGTTTGTGTCTAATAAAGTTATTTGATATTGAGTGTGCTTTAAAATGTAATAAGAAAACCAGAGGTCATCAATGATGTAGTATTCTTCTGGGCACTCAAACAGTTTATCCTCTAAGAAAACTTGAGCAGAACAAATCAATCCTCCTGTGCCAGCATAGTTACCTATCTCGCCTCTGGTAAGTCTAATCTTTCTCCAGTAATCATCTTGAATATTGTGAGCGTAAAAAGATTTAATATATTTTTGATCGTACTGATCGTAGCAGTCTTGAATAAATATTGATGGTAAGGCTTCATCATCATCTACAAATATTATTTTTTCGTAGCCTTCTTTTGCCAAGTCCCTAGCAAGGTGAAACCTTGAGAACTGTTTATACTTGTTTTCATAATTTTTAATAAATACATTTGTTCCAAAGTCTTCTCCGTACTTATTAAAATAACCTATGAGTTTGTTGTCTTTATTTTCACAGTTATTAGATATATAGAAGTCAAACTGTTTATTGGTCTGGTTTTGAAGTCTTTGAATAATTTTAGGCATGTTCTCAAGTCTAATGTACGTACACATAATGAGTGCAGTCTTAGACTTTGGCTTTATTTGGTTTTGGTATAGGTATGTCATAGTGATAAAAGAAAGAGAGGGATAGCCTGAGTAGACATATCCCTCCCTAAAGAATTACTTCTTTGGTGCTGCCTTCTTTGGAGCAGCCTTCTTGCGTACTGGTGCCTTAGCAGACTTTAGAGCCTTCTCTACTTCCTTAGCATCTGGCAATACGCCAAACGCCTTGTCGTTAGGGTTAATTGCTCTGATTGCTACTGGTGCGATAGCAGCAACAAGTGCTGTCCATAGATCCTTTGGATCTGTTACGCCAGCCATGTAGAGTGCTAGACCTGATGCAAGTACTGATCTTCCGTATGATGCTAGCATTGCCTTTAGTTGTTCTGTATTCATATTATTCCTCCTAGGATATAACTCGTGTTAGTAATGTGAAGCCAATCCATAGACCAATAATTCCTGCGACTCCCGCAAAAACTGGTGGTGCTGGTACTGGCAATTTGAATGCTGCGAACACGACACCGCATCCAAAACCTGTTAGCGTTGATAAGATAACATCTTTCATTTATGAACCTCTTCTGTAGGTAAAAGCATTTTTAATTTTTCATATTCTTCTACAAATTTTTTCATTGAGTAATAGTTTGGAGCCATTGATCCAATGTCGCCATACTCTTTAAAGTAATTGATCTCAGGTTCTAGTTCATTTATAAACTTAGATAAACCACCCTGGACTTCTTCAATGTATCCAAATGCCCAGTCTCTTGATTCACTAATAAACTTAAGAAAGTTTTCTTTATGAACGCTTTCATTTGTTTTTAAGTCTTTGTCATTTTGCAACTCAATTAATTTTTCTAATGTAAAATTATCAAAAACTAATTTAGCCATTACATTCTTTGCCTTAATAAACTTTTTTAAAAGAACTGAGTATGCAACTATAAAAGAAACAGATAAAGTTAATAATGATATAAGCATAGCATTCTGTATCATTTTAAAGCCTCTCTAGTAACCAGCACGATTGCTCCTTCTTTCTCCAACGCATCCTTTAATTGTACTACATACTGCAAGGCTGCGATCTTCTCATCATGAACCAAGCGAGCAAAATGTTTCTCATCTAATTTTATAGTGAGAAAGTGCTCGTTGTCAATAAGGTCAACTCCAAACCCTGTTGGAGCCTGAATATTATGAAACGCTCTACGCATAGAATCTGTATACATTATTTTTCCGTTGTTAGCGTCTGCCAGGTATCAGCCCAGTCAGCCTTAGTTTTATGGTTATTAAACTCTCTAGAAGGTTTTCCATCTTCAAGATAGATACCGCCCCAAATTCCCCACTCTTTTCCAGAAACACCGTTGGCAAAACATTTTGATACTAGTGGGCATGCCATACAAAATGCATCAACCATTAATCTATTTTCAATATCTTCTTCATACTTATCAAAAAATATATTTGTATCTAAATCTTTACATGGAGCATCGTCTTTCCATAAATGCTGCTTCACGTTTACATCCTATACTTGTTTGATATTTCCCAACCTTGGCTAGTAAGTTTGATATCTTTCTTTATGTACCACTGCTCTGCGATACGAATACCATTAACGTCTGTTCTGCCAAGATTACTTTTCTTGAGTTCTAGAACATCCCAACCTACCCACTTCAAATTGCTATTCTTTGCAACAATTTTTTCCATTGTTGCCAAATCTTTTACTAACATCTTTACTCCTTAATACCTAAAGATTCCGACTTCAACATTATTTAATTCTGCAGTATCAACTAACTTTGATTGTAATTGATTTGCAGTACTTAAAAATGCAAAGTAATTGATGTAGTTTATATTTTCTTCTACCCAAGATCCAGGCGCTTTGTAGAATTTAATCTTCTTGCCTCTTGCCTTCATCCCTCTTTCGGAAAGATTAGAAAACTCAGAAACCATAGAGTTAATCCTTGCTGGACCAACTGAATAGATTGTAAACTCTTTATCTTCTTCTTTCATTCCAGACAGGGCAACACTCATAGCACGAAGAAACACGTTGTAATCGTTAAAGTCTTTCGTTCCCTGCACTGCCACTATCATTAAGTTTCCCGTCTTTTAAGTTATCCAAGATGAATAACATTTTACTAACATCTTTGTTTGACATTTGCTTAGTATCTAATGGCCTGGCAGTCTCAGGTATTGGATTACCTTGAACAGCATCTGCAATGTAGAATACATTATCAGACACCCAATATGCTTTTTCATCAATTACTATAACTTTAATTGTATCCTTTTCTCTTCGCTTTGTCAACTGCGAAGATCGATTTTTATCAAAGTCTTGAACCAACTGCTGAGAAAAAAACTTTTTCATAATCCTGTGTAGATCGCTTTGCCTATACAGAGTTCTGCTAAATGCCTTGTTCCTGCTTTTAGTTGTTATTCTAATTATAAACCAAGAAGCAACTGCTGTCAAGCCAAAGGTTATGACATATAGCATATTCTCTCCTATGGTTTGGTTTTTTTATCTACCTGAACAGTCTCTGGCACTCTTGAATTTTTTAGTTGAGACTTTAATATCTCAAATTCTAAATCATTAGATTTTTGTTTATAAAAAAGTACTAATTGTTTTAGTTCTTCTATTGTAAGATCTTCCATTTTTACCCCTTGTTTTTATTTATTGGATGCTTAACTAAGTAATCACCCATGACTGATTTAACTGTTCCGTTTTTATTCATACGAACAATCTTGCCATTTTTAATCTGTGTGGCATTAAATGATCCTGATTTTTTCTTTGGCATATTACTTATAAAACGGATTCAAATCAAGTACTGAACCGCCCCAAATTGTGTGATAGGTTTTGCCCATAGCATTATCATATGCATCCATTGTGTCTGGCTTTGTTGCTTCAAACTCAGCGTCTTTGCCATCACCAACATTGTTTGGAGAGCAAGCAGGGCAGTCTGGACAGTCAACATTCATTGCTTTGCATGTTTCGCATCCGCAATCCTTGTATCCTTCAGTTGTAACCTGTTGTTCTTGTGGTGTACCGCCAGGGATTTCACTCATCATTTGCTTAATAACTGCTGCTAATTCTTGAATCTGGTCTGCTGCTGACATGCTCTCTCCTCCTGTATTGACTCCCGTACGAGAATCTCCAATGCCACTTCTACGTCTTCCATAGCGAATAACATTCTTTTTGCTTGCATCTGGTACATTTGCATACAGCGCTCTTACTTGAGATGTAGCCTCTTCTTCTGTTGCGTGAGTTCCAACAGTCTTACCCTTGTCATCGACAACAGCATACTGTGAACCTGATCTTTCAATGCGATATGGCATACTATGATTATATCAGACTTTAGGCCCAGATACTCTCTTGATTTCTTCAAGAGACCAGATTTCCTCTTTGCTCAATTTGGAAACCTCAATAATATCATATGCCTTTTGTGTGATTGTAACGATAGGGTCATCGCTCATCATATCAACATTAACAAACCCTTTTTCCCACAGCCTCATAATCTCTTCATTAACGTGAGCCATATGCTCTTCGTATAATTCAGGCATAAGGTCTTTCATCTTATTGGTAATAGTGTATAGAAATTCGCCACTTCTTTCATCTATCCCCGAAATTTCTAGCCCACCTGCTAAGATTAAGTCATCAATTAGGTTATCTTCTTCACTACTCATAATGACATTAGCCCCTCTAGTTGTTCTTTTGTTTGTGCTCCCGTGGCTCTTTTAATCTCTTGTCCGTCTCGCATTACTATAAATGTTGGAACAGATTTAATCTCAAACTTTTTAACCAGTTCACCCTCAGCATCAACATCAATTATCTGAAACCTTACATCTGCTGACTCACGATTAAGTTCTTCAACAATAGGCTTTGTTCTCTTGCACGGGTTGCACCAGTCAGCAGTAAAATAAAATATGTGATTCATTTATTTGATTTTGCTCTAGCCTTTTTAAGGGCATCAAAATCTTTAACCTTAGTATCTCCAAGGTATCCCCAGGCATAGCCATCATTAATCATCATGTCATTAAGAGATACTGTGTCTCCATTTATGTATACCCAGCCCAAAATGCGACCATACTTTTCGGATGAGTCCATCTTCTCAGTCTTAATTACAACAGACTTAGCATCTTTTAAAGACTTCTTTAGGTACTCTTTAGCCTCTAGTCCTAAAGCCTTCTCAGCAAGATCCTTTGTGCGAGACTCGGGGGTATCAATACCAGCCAATCTAACGCGGGATGCAAAGAGGATATCAAACCCTAAATCAATAAGAACGTCAATGGTATCGCCATCTACTACGTTCTCTACTTTTCTTACATAGTATTCATACATTAGTAGTCTTTTCCTTTTGCTTTATTTTCAATTAGTTTATCTCTCTCATCAAGAATTGTGAGAGCAAATGCCATCATTTTTTTATATCCGATTGGATCATCCATTACCTTATTATAGTGGTGACCACAAAACAATAGGTCTCCTGGTACTCCAGTTACTTGTACTAGCGCTTCTGCTGCACAAGAGTCACAACGATCTGTTGCTCCAAGAATCCATTCTTCAATTTGAACTTCTTCTTCTGCAATCATATTCATAATTATACTACTTCTTTCTGTTGTCGGTGCTGTAGAATCCAGTGCCGTTAAAAACTGCTCCTACATTAGAGTATACACGAACCAGTGGTAGAGTGCAAGTTTCACACTTATACCCTGGGTCGTTTTCTTTGATAGATCGTTCTTTAATGTATCTTTTTGCACATGACATGCAATCATATTCGTATGATGCCATTTTATTTTACTTTGCTTCCAAACCTTGCCCAGACTCTTTCGTGCAAAAAATATCCAAGTGCTTCCCAACCAATGTAAATAAGAGCGCCAAGACTTGCATACTCCCATTCACCAGTAAATAAGTAAATAACACCTGCAACTCCAACAAGGTGAAAAGTTTCCCAACTTGCTGTTTTTAGTAGTGTTCTTTTAGTTGATTCCATTATAAAGTTGTCTGGCTTCCCTTACCTCCACCAGAAGACTTTTTTACTACTGTCTTAGCCGTTGATGCTGGCTTCTTTTCTGGTGTAGAAGTTGTTGCAGAGGCTACAACCTTATTTAGTAGTGGAGTATTTTCTTCTCCCGCATAAACTGGACGGCCCCAACCAACTACTGCATTAAGTAACTTCTTTTTGTTATTCTTTACATATGCACGAGTTTTTTCAACACACATTCCGCCGTTGCGTTGATCCCCTTTTGCAGTTCCAGATGTGTTGCCTTCAATAACTTGAATTGTTCCATCCCCGTTATTCTTAATGCAAATACCTACGTGTGAAATTCTGTTTACACCGTCATCTGGAAAATCAAAATAAATCCAGTCACCTGGAGTTGGGTCATCATTACGAGCATCTGCCCAACGACCTTCTTTTTTAAATTGATCTGATGCTGCTACTGTTGATGCAGACTTTGGAAACTTTGCTACCCCCGCAGTAAATGCACACCAAGAAACGAATGATTGGCACCATGGTTGAAAGTTTACCTTCATCCATGCGCCGTACTTTGTTTCATTATCTTTAGGACCTTCAATGGTTCCTAGTTCTTTCTTTGCAACCTCAATGATTGCTTCTACTGAGCCTTTTACAGCCATACAAACCTCCTAGTTAGTACTCTAAGTATATCAAAAGATGAGCAGTTTTACAACTTACTCAGGTTGATTATCTACCGATAGGCCAAATGGAAATGTCGGATTACCTTAGATAAATGTTATTTTATTTTGATGGTTTTTGGTTTTTTATCTTCGGGGATAATACGATCAATACTAATATTAAGCATACCATCCTTTAGATCTGCCCCAGTTACTTCCATGTATTCACCAAGGGCAAACGATCTTGCAAATTTTCTGCTTGCAATACCCTTGTGAACTACTTCAGCATCTACAACTTCAGTGATCTCACCCTTAATTACAACTGTTCCATTATCTACTGAAACATCAATGTTATCCTTTGTGAATCCCGCAACTGCGATAGATAAACGATATGTATCTTCATCTAGTTTAAAGATATCATATGGAGGATATGAGTGTGAGTTGGTTTGATGTGCACTGTTAAGACGGGCTAGGTCTCTATTAAAGCCAATAAAAAAAGGATCATTGAATAGATCCATTGCGAACTGTGTTACCATTTTATTCCCCTTTCAAGCGAATAAGTTAATGTATCCCCCGTAGGCAGATACAATACTATTATACCAAACTTTTGAGCGAATAGCGAGAATCGAACTCGCACATTAACCTTGGCAAGGTTACGCACTACCACTATGCAATATTCGCTGAGAGCCTCTTGTAGGACTTGAACCTACGACAACTCGCTTACAAGGCGAGTACTCTACCACTGAGTTAAAGAGGCTTTGCTGGTCTGGCAGGTTTCGATCCTGCGACATTCGCATTAACAGTGCGACGCTCTACCAACTGAGCTACAGACCAAAACCTACTACTTTTTAACTGGAACAACCTTGTCTGAAAAACTTCCAATTGTTAGCCATTGAGCAGCAACTGCTACAGTAGCCGATGAAGTTGTTTGTGGGATTAA